CACCTGTCATCTGTCCTAGTGGACTTCGTCTAGATGTAATATCCCAGTCTCCAGATTTGATAAATGCATCGATTGAAGTGGTGCCAGAACTGTTGACTTGGTCATCACCTTTCTCATGACAATAGTAAACAGACGCACCATATTTATTCGTTAAGCCGCTAATAGCAGCGAAAACAGGAGTGTCAGTTGCGATATAATCTGTTGCATATGGTTCAGGATACACACCCTGATCTTGATAGGTAGATCTGTCTAAAGATGATGTTGTAAATACCTCGTCTGAATAATTATAAGTTACACATCTATCAATCTGTTCAGATCCGTCTTTAGGATAGAACCAATGTATTTCTGTATACAAAGCATTTGGTGATGAATAAACAATATCAGAAGCTCCGTAGTTAATTCCTAAATTAGTTCCATCTGTGCTAAATACAAAGTCTTCAACTAAACAAGGCAGTGATTTGACTGTACCATCAAATACAAAAAATCCACCTTCAGCTGACATCCACCAGACTGCTCCGTTTGCATAAGATACAGCATGCTGTCCTATACATCCACAGTTTGTACCCACCTGCCTTACAGAGAAAGTAAATGGTGGACCTACGAATTGGATCACATAAGCTGCTTGATCTGTTAAACAGAACACATAATCTTTACCTTGTATGGCAGCCACAATCCTGTTTCCTGTATCTAGTCTAAATGTGCCGGCAGTGTTAGTAGCTGTCGGAGCATACGTATTTAAATCTTCTTGATTAGAGAATCTTACAAACATTGGATCCTGAGTGGTTGGATCACCAATTGTAGTTTCTGTTCCAAAATGGAATAGGTGTCTATCTCTATCAGATACTAGAGTTACTCTGGTAGCTGTAGGATTGTTTCCAGTTGGAAAGTTAGTTGTGGTTGTAGACGCTCTGATAGTTCTTGGGTTGGTTGCTCCAGCATTCCAAGTAAACGTTTTACCATCAAATATAGTTGCAACTAATACTTCACCAAAGTTATCAAGACTCCAGTTTCCTGGGTCCAGAGTCACGTTGCTTACTGTTCTAGCTGTTCCCCATGTGCCTGTGTTCCATTGATATGTACCCCATCCATAACCTCTAGTTTGAAAGGTTGGCCCTACAATAACATAAGGTTGAATAGTTGCCGATCCCGTTCCTGATCCTCCAGGGTTGACTGCTACAACAGGAGCTGTGATTTTAAAACTGTTAGTTGACACATCTCTTATCTCAAAAGCTCCGTCAGTAAAAGTGGATGCAGATGTAAAGCCATTTGGTGTAACTGACATACTGTTGAATACAATATATCGGCCAGCTGTTAGGCCATGACTTGATAAATTAACAGTTACTTCAGCAGAGCCTTGAACAGTGTCAAAAGTAGCTGATCCAGCTAGCTGTGCATCTAAAGGAGTAATGTCATAAAAAGCTTCATCGTAATATAGGAATAAACCTTGCGAGGTTCCAATGGCTACATATTTCTCTCCTTTAAAACTTGTAAAGGCATGCTGTCTTCTAGCTGCTCCTGGTAATGTTTCTTGAGCAACAGTTAGCTGTTCCCAGCCACCTATTTTCTCTGGTAGCCCATATCTAAATCTTACAAAATCACCATCGACCCATTGGCCTTCGGCACCTGAATCTGTGGCTTGTTTGTTGAATCCTGCTTTAAAGTTAAGTTTCTGTAGCATAACTCCCGTATTATATAGAGTTTTTAATTTTTTGGTAGTATTATATTCCAATCCAGCTGGGATATCAAATCCTCTAAATAAACCTTTTTAAGGTTTTTTTGTTTTAAATGCTGGTGAAGCTCATCTAGATCTACGATGACCCATTGATCTTTGATATCAAAAACCATTTTATCAGCCTGTGTATCTACCTTTCCTTCTTGAGCAAGACTTCCGTCAGGTAGATTAAACATATCTCTGACATCAAATTTATAAAATCCATTAGTGCCTTTTAATACACCGGCTATGTTCCATGAGGCCTGACTCTTGGGATATTCTACAGAGTCTAAAAGTTTAGCAAATCTTTTTACGATATCCATTAACCGTTATAATTGGTAAACATATTATAACGATCCATATGTGATGGCAGTCCTAGATGAAATCTTTTATCGAATTTTCTAGTTTCTGCGTCTGGGTGATTTGCATCAATATAGTGTAAAAAAACCTGAGTGCATTCGTCATACTCTAAAGGCTCTCTCCAATGTTCATGAGTCCCATCGTACATCAATACATCTCCTTGACTTAACATAATCTTAGTTCCTTTAGCTGTTCCAGGTATATACATTCTATCTTTTGTATATCCACCGTTCTCTTTGTTTTTATCAAAATAGAAAGGCCACTTCTCACCGCTTATACTTAGTGTCATAGACGAATTGCATTCTTCTCTGTCTTTATGTCTTTTTAAAACGCAACCTTTTCTATAAATTCTAAAATAAGAATATGTAGGGTATAACTTCTTTTTTAATTTTTTTTCTAATGTAGGTCTTAATCTTTCTAACAAAGAGTCTAGTAATACATCTCCATATGCAGCAAAAGCATTCTTAACCTGTTTATCTTCATGAGTTCCAAATCTTTCATCACCTAATATTATTTGATTAGTCTCAGCCATAGAATAATAAACACGTCTTTTTAACAAAAGATAATCGTGAATAGTTTGACACGTTTGTTTATTTAAAACTTTTTTAACTACTTTAAACATGGTCCATTCATAAAAATTGTTAATGTTCTTCGGTCACCAGATATTACCTTATCTACTTTGTGTAAGATATAAGATCTAAATACTATAACATCACCTGCCTCACAAAAAAAGTCTAATTCTTTATTACTTCCTATGTATAAGCCACCACCTTCATATTTTTTTTCTGATAGATTTAATAAACAGGTCAACTTAATATCAGAAGAATGGTTATCATCTCCATCTTTATGCCAGTCATAACCAAGCTCATCAACAGGTGTGTAATGATTGACGTTTACCATTTGATTATCAAGCACAGGAAATATATCAAACCCAAAATGATAGTTATTAATAGTTCTTATATAATCATACAAAGGAGCTAATATTTTTTTAAGATGTCTCCACGCAACAGCTTTAACATTTGCGGTTTTAATTACACCTGCTGCAGGGTTATCAGCTACAGTTGGATCATGTTTAGCTTTTACTATTTTATTAATCTTCTTAACAGTTTTTAAGTCAAACAGTCTTTTTTGATATATGTAATCACATTTCATATAAATCTAAATCCTAGGTTCCATATTACTAATGAATATCTTGTGCCTTTAGTTACAGGAGTTACTCGGTGCCACATGTAACTAGGAAATACAATAATAGATCCTTGAGGCAATCCTTCTTTAACTACTAGTTTACTATTTTTTCTATCCATTCTTCTACTATCTATTTCTAATAAACCACCTTTGTAATCTTTCGGATCACTTAGAGATACAGTGACCGATAGTTTTCTTGTAAGACCAGCTTCTGTAGGTTTACCTGTATCTTGATGCCACTTATAATATTGATTCTTTTTATAAATAGTAAACTGAGCTGTCTCAGTGCTGTGCCATTGATAGCCCCATCCAGATTCGTTATTAGCTACTTTTACAAATGGTAATATTTCTTGATATATCCAAGAATCGTATAACCAAACAATATCTGAGTATCTATATTTTTTTATTGTCTTGATTTCTTTTTTTGTAAAACCACCTTTTTTAGGTACCGCACCTGTCGTGCCTAGTTGTGAAGTTTTAGATAAGCCAGTTTGTATAATTTTTTCGCACAGCTCTTTTGATAAAGCAGATTTGAAATACCAATATGTAGGTTTATTAGGATCTATCATTTATACATTCCTTCGTTATGACCTCCAGCTTCTAGAGGGTGTATGTTTGTATTAAACACAATAGAAGTCTTTCTTTTATTAGAAGATACCGGAGGAGATCTATGAAAGATATGGCCAGGGAAAGTTAGTATATCTCCCTCTTTGACATCTGAAAGATCAATACCTGTATTGTATAACTCAGTTGCAGATGCACCTTTAGGTAGTTCTAAATAATACACACTTGAAAAATGAACTCCAACATGATTATGCCAGCTATGAAACTGACCTTTTTTATATTGTTGAAACCAATAAGCTATTACTTTCATATAGCCATGTGTTCTTTGGTTTATATCTTGAATCATAAAATCTAATAAAGGCCATAGATATTCCCAGTAATCTCTTTTATAGTTTGCTGTTAGCAGCCAATCTGTTTTAGCTATTTTATCACCTGGTAAATTCATAGGTATATCAGGAACTTGTTTGATAAGATTAAGAATTTTATTTTTATGTTTTAGATGATCTTTAAATGTGTGTTTTATTATCATTGAACCTCAATCCTTAGAGTTGAAACTCCTCCACAAGTTATTGTACCTGTTGGAAAAAAGTTGACTGCAACCGTTATTCTGTCTTCATCACTAGAATTTTTATCTGCATAGTGACTTATCATAGAGGGAAATACAATAAATTTACCTGGTTCGGTTGGTTCAGAGTATTGTAATAAATGTACTTTTTTATCAAATCCATTTGGTCCTATAGGATATAAAGAAGTAAAATAAGGATTAGGTGCATACCAAACAGTCTTGTCTCTCTCATGTCCGGTTACATAAAGATTAGAACTGATAAAAGAATTAGGATGTTCATGATCGTGAAAGAAATCATCCTTCTTATTCAGGTTGCACCAAGAACTACACGCAGTAAGTTTAGATGTTATCTTTAGATCTTTACCCACTTCATCCAAACATTTATGCATCCAGTCAAATAGATCTTTAAATTGTGGCAGGGTGTGTAAGTTTTTATTATTACCATCAGCTTTAACACCTTCATAGATCCAGTTGCTTTGTGCCTGATCAAAGGGATTAGGTTGATAGACCAACTCTTTTAGATTTTTTTCTACTGTTTTTATCTCAGGATAATAAAACCTATAGAATGGAGATCCTAAAATATTTACTTTATCCATTAGAGTTTTCCTTCCTCTCGCATCTTAGCTCTAATTTTAGTTGCTGATATTTCTTGTATTTTTTCGTCTAGGACTATCTCTTCTATTTTGTAGCCTACCTTTCTGCCGTAACAGATATTAGTTATATTGGGCACCAGAGATATTTTAAACATCCCTTCATATTCAGGGTTAAGTTTATCTTCTATGTTTTTCTTTACAGTCTCAAAGTTAAAAGGATTGTCTTCAACACCTTGTACGTCTCTAACCATGATATTTACTTGTCCAGTCTTCTTTAGAATCATTCTAAAGAGCTCTTGATGACCATCATGCCATGGTTGCCATCTACCTAACATTTGAGCTGTTGGCTTTTTATTGTCCCATTTGTGCGCCATATACCTCCATTATCTTTAAACATTGATCTACACATTTTATTGGATTGTTACCTATTGCAGTCTCTGCAGCTAAAACAATACCATCCGCACCCATTTCAAGAGTGCTATAGATGTCGTTTATTTCTGCGTTTGTAGGATAGCTTTTTTCTATCATTGACTCCAAATGATTAGTAGCAACAAATACATTTTTATTTTGTTCTTTTACTTTTTTAATTATGAATCTTTGTGTAAACGGAATAAGTTCTTTAGTTACTTCTTTAGATAAATCACCTCTATCTATTAAGAAGTTATCAGCTTCTTTTATTAATAAATTTAAATTTGTAACAGCTTTTTGAGTCTCTAATTTAAATATAGTATTCTTATCTTTTAGTAAGTCTTTAAATAATTTTATATCAGATACACTATTAGTAAAGGATAACGCATAGTTTTCTATGTTACGTTTCTTAGAGATATCAATACATCTTAGATCTTTGGGGGTTAACGGATCCAGTTTTATCTTTCTATTGATGACATGCACACCTTTGTTTGTTTCAAATAAACCTGGGCTTATACAAACAAAGTTTCTAGTATCTAAAAATTTAATAATTAAATTATCAAAACCAACCTGTAGGACATCATCTTTTTCAAAATCTATTCTAGGATAAAATTTAAAATTATCAGTAGAACCTTTTTCACCATACTCAAACTTCTTTGTTTTTTTAGTTTTAGTTCTAATTTGTGCTCCCTCTGTATCAATACAAATATCTACAGATGTATGTCTCTCTATGTAAGCAATGTATTCAAAGAGTTCATCTTCTTCAATATGAGATAAATTTAATCTTACTAAAGATACTTTATCTGTAATATATTCTAAAAAATCTCTATTTAACGACGATGGTCCTAGTGTACAAAATATCTTTTTAGTTAATTTCATTGACTTTCAAATCTTTATATTTTTCTATTAAACTGGCAGGTATTATATCTGTTGTTTCCCATTTAGGCAACTCTATTTTTTTAGTATTTAGTTTATGCCAGTTTTTTGTTAGAACGGAGTCATCATACTTTAGACCATCAATAGAATAGTCATCAAAATTTTCATACTGGTGATTAAAAACAGGTATATTTAAAAACTTATATATTTCTTTAATATATCTTTTAGGGTCTGCTACAAAATCTTTATACCATATAAATAAATAATCTTCTTTTTCTTGAATTAGATAGTTAATACCCCATAGATTTTTACCTACCATACCTGTTTTATGTACCAACTCATCACATCTTTTTTCTATATCTTTTGTTTTTTCAACGTGAACAAAACTAGCTAACGAATCAATTGTAGGTTTTGTTAGAATAACAAATTTTGGTTTGCGTATAACTTGTTTTAAATTATTTAAATTATCAGGTGTGCCCCAAGGTCCTCTATCTATAATAAATTTTTTATTTGAATCTTCAAAGTAATTATTAAAAACATTATTAATTATATTTTGTATGGCATTTAAGTTAGGAAAGTTTTGAACAATGTCATGATTTTTAAGATTATTTAATTCGTATAGGATGTCAGGTAATATAGAGTTTGGATAAACTCCTATATCTGGATTTTGATTTAGAATGGTTCCAAGTAAAGCGCTACCAGATCTAGGCAGCCCACAAAGAAAAAAATATTGTTTGTTCATTCAAACTCAACCCAACCTGTCAATATATATTTATCTCCACTAAAAGGAGGATCTCCTCGATGGGTATGAGTATAACCAGCCGGCCACAATAAAAAGTCTCCTTGATTTGGTTTGAATTTTAATCGTTGATGTAAAAACTCTGTCTCACCTCCAGATTCAATTGTATTCAAATACAACATGAAAGCCATAAGTCTATCTCTATACTCCTTACCGCTTTTTTCCATATGCCAGCGGTGAAAGCCGCCTTCAGGTGAAGTCTTTTGAATTTTAATATCATAGATTGTATGTTTAGCCATGCCACTTAAACCTATGTATCTGTCTACATATTTTGGATAAACTTCGTTCCAAAAAATATTTAAGAACTGATTAGTGAATGTATCAAAGTCGTGTACTTTTAAAGTATCATCAATAACTTTCGCATTCTTTACTTCAACCACACTTATTGCGCCATCAACAACTCCGTGAGTTTTATAGTCTCTTAGCTTTGTTAATTGTGTTTTTTTGTTTTCTTCGTAAAAAGCTATTATATCTTTACAAAGTTTTTCATTAAAAAACCCTCTATAAAAACCTATGTCTTGATCTATTCTTACTTGTTTAGTCATTTTCATTCCTTTCTATTGTTAAATTTACTACGACACTTATTCTTGATTTAGGTATTGTTATTTGTTTTTCTATCTCGTGCATAAGAACAGCTGGAAAAATAACAATCTCATCTTCTATAGGTGTATATTTAAATCGTGCATATAAATAAGAATTACTAAGATTTTGATTATTAGCTAGTTTATAATAATCAGGTCGTAAAAATTGTAAATACTCTCCAAAGTCATTATGATTAAAAAACGTTATTGGTGAACTTCCTTTTGGAAACTGAACATAATGAACAGCAGAAAAATCACAGTCTACTAAATGTTGATGAGATGCCATATATTGATCTTTCTTAACTGCAGTATAGTTTTTTACATCAAAATTTATTTTAAAATTTTTAGTAAGATTTAAATCTTCTGTGCAGAATTTAGTAAATATTGTTCTATATATTTCATTAAGTTCTTTAAAATCTATTTTTTTAAACTTTTTATTATTAAAGTCATTATAACCATGATGTAATTGACTTCGTTTATCCCACTTGTTTCTTTCTTTAGAAATACGATGATTCTTTTCAATAAGTTTAATAATATGTTTTTTATTGTAAGAAGTTGGGTCTACGTGAAATCTGTATATAGGTAAGCCGAATAAAATGTCTTTCATAAAGACATTAATATACACTAATTATTAGTCTTGTAAATAATCATCTTTAGGTACGTCTTTGTCTAAGTCCCAGATATCCGTACCAAAATTGTAGTTATATCTTGTGAAAGTTGTTTCATCTTTCTCTGCAAAACCATAAAATTTTCTGTCTGTTTCATACCACTCAATTCCTCCGATGTTTTTAGACTGAGCATCATCTGGATTATGTGGCCATTTTCCGTGAGGTGGTACCCACTCAAACTTTCCATCATCACTTAAAATCCAAGATGGATATGGTTGAATAGCTATAAAGACATCGTGACTTGCATCATAAGTGCCACCTACATCAGCAGCCCTTGCTCTTCTAGTTCCAGAGTAATAACACTGTTTCCATTGTACTTCATCACCCTTTAAAGGAACAAAACCATTTAATGCATTTCTTAATTCTGGAGATTCATCCTCTCCAAAAGAGTTATCTATTTTAACTACTCTTCTTACAATATTGTCTGCGTTTAGTGATGCGAATGTTGCCATTGATTATCCTACCGTAAAGTTCCCTGAACCGTTAAATACTATTACTTTGTCTCCATTAGGCGCTGTACTAGGGCTACCTCCTGAATTAGATAATGGTGTATCAGATGGGAATCTTACGACTACAACTCCACTTCCACCTTGTTGTACAGGGGTAATCATATTAGATCCACCACCGCCACCGCCAGTGTTTGCTTGCCCAGCTGATTGACTGCTTCCGCCGCCCCCGGACCCGCCGGATCCACCCGATCCAGATTGATAAACTCCGCCGCCGCCACCGCCAGCTCGAGTTACGCTTGATCCTGAAATTGTACTTGATTGGCCTGCTCCGCCATTTCCCCCATTTCCTGATGACTGCCCGCCAACCGCGCCAGCTCCACCGCCGCCGCCAGCCCCATATGGGTTTCCGCTGAAAGGTTGTCCATCTCCACCGTCATTACCTTCAGGTGGGGTATAGCCTCCTTTATTTCCTTCTCCGCCGATTCTTCCAGAACCGGATTCAGAAAATCCTCCGCCTCCGGATCCACCTGGATCTCCGTTTCCAGGGCCACCGCCTTCTGAAGCTTCAATGGTTTGACCTGATAAATTATAAGCAACAGAAGAAACGCTTCCACCGCCACCAACTACTACTGCATAAGTTCCTGCTTCAACTTCTAAAGCATCACCTACAGTTGGGTTAGTGTCTAATGGTGAATTTGTTCGGTATCCACCGCCGCCGCCTCCGCCGCCACGGTCAGGGCCTCTTCCGCCGCCCCCGCCAGCAACGACTAAATAAGACATTGCGTAAAGTTTAGCTCCGCCTCGGCCAAAGCCTCCTTTTGATCCTGCTCCGAATGTTCCTATCAGTGGCATATTCTTTCTCCTCCTATTTTATTATGCAAACTGTGTTTGAGAAGCTAACGCTGTAAATGTAGCATCCCCAGTTTTTATAATAGTGTATGTGTAAACATCTAATGAACTAGCATTACCTGCTGATGGAGCAGATCCGCCTTGCCATTCTGGAGTGATAGATGAACCATCGATAGTCACTGCGTTATTGTAGTAAGGTGTTGAACCTTGTTTAACAATGTGAGCGATAGTGATTGATTCACCTGCATCCATAATAGCATTTAGGGTGTTTGATCCATCACCTCTGATGTTTAAAGTGTAGTTCGCTGCTGCATCAGATGTAAAGTTTAAGACTGCTTGAGTAAGCACGTCAAAGTTAATTGTACCTGTAGCTGCCGTAGCTGCTGTTGTAACTTTTTCAGCAACACTTTGAATTTTACCTTGACCATTGAAAGTCGCTCTACCGATTCCTTTTGGTGTAAGATTTAAGTCAATGTTAGTGTCGCCACCTGTTACTGACAGTGCTGGAGCATTACCTGTAGCTGCGTTAGCTACTGTAAATTCGTTAACCGCAGATCCAGTTGTTGAAAATTTAATTTGCTCATTAGAGTTTTGGTCTATGATAGAATTACCACCATCGATGATGATGTTGTTTCCATTAGCATCTAAATTTCCTGAAAGCTGTGGTGTAAGGTCAGATGATAATTCTGTAAACGCTGTGTCAACAACATTCGTACCATCAGAATAAATCATCTTAGTACCTTTGTCAGCTGCAGCCCAAGTTACTCCAGTCCCTGAAGTAGTTTTGAACGTTACTGCATAAGCACCAGTAGTTGCGTTATCAACTATGAAAGTTTTTTCGATTGAATCAGGGATAGTTACGTTAACTGCTCCGCCGATTGTACCTGTTAATTTTAATACTGCATTCTTACCATTTGAGACAGCACCGTTTGAAAAAGTTAAAGTAGCACCAGATGTGATACCAACTGCTTCAAAACCACCGATTGCTTGTTCAACGATTAGTAAGTTTGTGTTAGTGATTTGTCCCCAAGTTCCCGAGTTTTCTCCGGTTGCTTGGACTGTAAGTTTTAAACTTGCCGATGTAGAGTTCGCCATTTTTTATCTCCAATTTTTTATATATTATAAATTATTTTAAATAGTGTCAAACACTTATTTTAAGCAGCATTTGTAGGAACTTCCTGCCATCCTGGAGGTGTCGTTGGTGCTGAACCTGTATCGACTGCATTCCAAATCAGTA